GTGTTTTTCCTCTCTTAATTAATCTCATGTGAGTATAGCACATTCATTCGATATTTTGCAACAAATCATTGTCAATCAGACAATTAATGTATTCATTCACGCTCATGCCTCTCTTGGAGGCAGCGCTTTTGATTTTTTCTTTTTTCCCCGCTTTCATTGTCAGGTTGATTCTATCATATTTTTCTTTGATATATTTATTAATGTACTGGTTTTGATTAAACTCACTCATATTATTTGTTCCTCTTTTCGTTTACGATGTATATTATAACTAAGATGTCAAATATTATCTGACTAACTAAAAATAATGTTTCCATTTTACTACCTCCATTGACTTTTTCGTATTTTCGTAGTAAGTTGAGAGTGTGGGGAGCTTTCCGCTCCCCTTTTACTCAACTGTTTGTTGGTTACTTGTTGAGTATTAAGTTTAGCAATTGTAAAATCATTGTTATCAGATTTATAATTGCTGTGGCAAGAATGATGTTTTGAAGGGCTTCATTCTTGCCTTTTTTCTTTTGTCGTTTCTTTTTCTTACTCACTTGTCTTACCTCCTTACATGATTATAATACCGCATTATACGCATAATGTCAATAGCATTTTGCGCATAATGTTATTTTAAAATAAAAAACAGGACATCCATCAATCTGACAGATGCCCTATGTGATAATAATTATTTAATTTGTTGAGTCGGTCGGCAGCTCATTGGTGTACTTTGATAGCGCCTTTTTAACTGTGCGCCACACCTTTTTGACTGGTAAACCGCACAATGACATATTCTTTAATATACTGACTATCTCGTATGCAATATATAACAGTGCGAAAAACTCCATCGTTCCGACTGTCTGTCCCGGAAGATATGTTCTTGCCCCTTCCGGGATAAATCCGATGAGGTTCAATCTTATAATTGAGTCGACCAGAGCCAGGAGCACAAGAGAAATCAACATACCGACCTTTCTGATTGCTCCATTGATTCCAAAGTTTGAATTGAACTTTTTTTCCTTGATTGCTCGTAATACTCCGAAGATAGTGTCCATCACTATGCAAATAACTACTATCTCCATAATTTTGTTGCTTGCTGTTGTCATAAAAAATCTTGTAATATCATTCATCATTTTTTTCTTATCCTTTCAAGAGTCTGTATGTTGTGAGTAATCCGACATATGCGTCCTGTGTCAGTCCTCTGTTCTTTTGGAATACCTTCACGCATTTAGAAAGATAGTCCGTCCACTTTCCGTAATCTGTGTCTAACTTCGTGAAGCTGTATACATCGTGCAGTGTTCTTCTTAACCACTTGATTGCAGTCGGGCAGTTATGTTTCTGACCACTCCACAAATTGTGGCTCTTTGCGAATGCCTGCGAGTCGGCTCCGAACTTGCCATCTTCTTTCAAGGCATCAGCTCCTTTGAGGTCGAAGCCTACATTCATAGCGTGCTGCCATTTTCTGACCTCTTCACTTTCCAAGTAATAGTCAACATTACCCTTCCAGCTCTCATCGCTCGGCTTGGCCGGTGCGGGTGCAGGCTGGCTTGTTGCTGTTGTATCTTTTGCTCCAAGCTCCACATATAAGAGGTTGGCATCTGTGCTGTTATTGAGTCCGGAGCAAGTGAATGCACTGGTGTACTGCCATCCATACAGGCTGTGTACAATGGCAGGCTTCTTGGCATCGTTCGGATCGTCCCCGATTGTCATTCCCTTAGTTGATGGATAACGCGCGATCCAGAATGGACAGTTAATCTGATTAGCATATGGCAGAATATAGGTATTGTAGAAGCTTAGCCCGGTGTACACTCCAAAATCAAGCCCTGCCGCCTTGATTTCTGACTGATATGTGTTGATGATGTCGATTAAGGTCTGTCCAAGTCCCTGCTGGCATCTGTCCTCTACATCAAGCCATACGAATGTCTTTCTTCCGGCAAGTACCTCAATCACTCTCTGTGCATCCGTCTTTGCCTTTCCTAATGTAGTTGCGTACGAATAATTATATACACCCTGAATCGGCATTCCGGCTTCTGTACAGCCTTTCCAGTTCTGCTCGAAGGTCTTGTCCGGGTTCAAGTCCTTTCTGATGATTTTTAAAATGGCAAACTGTACACCAGCCCATTTTACTTTGCCCCAGTCTATTGCTCCCTGGTATGATGATACATCAATTCCTTTCATGATGTCTCTCCTTTCGTTCTGTGCATTTGTATTAATGTTGTTCATAAGCTTGCGCCCCTTTCTTTATATTATAAGAGCCGGCACCTCATTTAATCTCATTTCTAATGATAAAGATGTATATAGTTGATTTAAAGCAGGCAGTATTTATGAATTTAAATGTAGTTTTATAAAAATATAATTTTATCTACCATAAACTCTATAAACACACTGACAAGTTGTATCTTTGCCAAGTATTACACTGCGAAGCCACGAAGATCTGTTTTGAATACTATTTCTTGCTGTATTGTAGACTATACACCATGAAGTGTAATTATTACTATCATAGTAATTTCCGTCTAAAAATAAGAATTCAAGATTCTTAGATTCTGATATTGGGAAAACGTAATCTCTTGTAATATATGAATCCCCTGAATAAAAAAACATAAAATTTACTCTTAATTCTTGATAATTTTTAATATTGGATATTACATGCTCATTAACATCTCCAAATTCTCCGATTTTTTTCCAATCTTGCTTATTTGAAAGATTGCCTAAACTCTGGTTTAATGCACTTATAGCTCCAGTACACGTTCCATCCCCTATCTTGGATATGTCCGTTTTTCCTATCCTCTTTGTGATAAAATACTTTAATCCTGTAAGGTCCAAATATTTTGCCATTTTTTCTCCTTCTTTCTATGCAAATGCCGCATCTATCTCACTATTGGTTATTGCAACCATATCTGACTGCTTTATATAGCTGCTTAGATCAATTTCTCTTGTACCTAATTTTTCATACTTATTGTTGATCCATAAATATTCATCATACACATTCTGTCCACTTCCAGAATTGGCAATTAAATAAAACGTTCCCTTAACGCCTGTTGATGGCAATGTCTGCACTACTTGAAAATCCAATTTAGTAATACCGGCCATCGCTGTTGAAATGGCCGATGTTACAAATGCTGTTGATGCGGCCTGAGTATTATTTGTACCAGCTGATGCTGTTGGCACTTTGGGTGTACCAGTAAAAGACGGACTCGCTATAGGTGCTTTCTTAGCTAGCTCAGCCTGTACTGCCTTGTTTTGTACCGGGTTTGTTGAAGTGTTACTCAGTTCACTATCTACTGTTGTCTTATTTGCACCTTCCGCTATTCCATCAAGCTTTTTCTTATCACTTACTGACATAAGACCATGTGCAGTCTGTGTTGCATCAGAATAAGTTGTATTTGTCGGTGTTCCATATGTACCATCCCCTCGTAAATACTTTCCCTGATCGCCAGCTGCCGGTGCAGGTACCAATCCTGACGTTCCAGCTGCTGAAGCTGTTGCACCTTTCATAACAGCATACGTTGTATTTTCTTTCGGTGGTGTATATCCAAGTGCTTTTATTACATTATCACTTGTAAGCTCTCCTCTGATAGTTTGTGATGATTTGTTTTCAACATTGCCTAATCCGATTTCTTCCTTTGAATGTTTGTGTCCTTTATCACTTTTATCTCCCAATAGAGTTTTAATTTTACTAATGATGTATACTGCACCTGTAAGATTTAAATATTTATTTTCCATAGTTCTCCTTTCTGTTATCTAAAGTCCATTAAATATAGCCTCTATTTCTTCAATGGTAATAGCATTATCATTATTAACTGCATTCACCTCCTCCGGGGTGTATGATGGTTTATTTTGTGCTTTAGCCCATTCTGGTATGGTTGGATCTGTCTCATACATATCTCCTGATATTTCTTTTCCATTCAAGCGTGGTTTGTTTTTTAGCTGTTCATAATCATCCATTATGTATATTTGCTCACATTCAATTCTTAATTCAGTATCATTTTCCATTTCAAGTTCAATTTCTGTCATATCATCCCCTCTTTCAATATATCTTCAACTGGTACTGACTTGATATTGCTTGCAATTACATTTTCATCTTTTGTCTTTGCCCTGACCTGTATCAATACATTCTTCATAGCATCAAGCTGCAGTGTTTCATCTTGAGATAATTTAATAAATAATGTTTCATCCGAAGTATTCAATTGATCCATGGACTTCTCAAACTCATATTTTCCCTGTTTAAAGGTTACATATATTTTTTCCAAATTATTTATATCACAACCTTTTAATTTTATTTTGATTGTTGGAGTTGTTCCTCTTCTCATACTTCACCTCTTGTCTCAAAACTTATATTGCATCAATTTCCTTGGTACTTATAGTTTCTATTTTATCTACTTTTTGATTGACACTTTCAATTTGTTTTCTAACAGCCTCCCCCGCTGTATCGTATGACTCTCCTGCAAATCCTTTTCTCACATCCTTAAGCTCTGCTTCGTAGTTGCCAAATCTTTTTAACAATTGTTCCACAAGTGTAGTCTGATTTTCCTCTTCCTCATCACCAAATCTCATTTTTCCAGTACATTTAACAATTATGTTGAACGATATCAGCTTACTGTCACCATCTATCACTCTGATCTGCATAACATTCTGCCCTGCATGAAAAAATGACTCAGAAGGAATAATCGTGATCGTATTTCCATCCACTTCTGCCAAGGCTTTATTAGGCTCAGCCATAGTGCTTGTACACATACTGTACACAACTGCTGCCGCTGATGCCGGAATATCATAATCACTCACGTCAAACTCTATTGCTATTGAGTTGGTGCCTTCCGTTACCTCTATTGGGGCCTGTAATACATTCTTCGTAACATAGATATCTCTTTTTATGGTCTGCATTTAATTCTCCCTTCATTCTCTAAAAGTATTTTTGTATTGATGCTCGAAACATTAATAGGCATTTTGCTGAAGCCATTAGGCAGGAACAAACCTTACTATGTATCTTCCTGCATTAAGATAGTCATACCATGCTCTTGCATTCTGCTTTCTCTCATCTTCCTTCTCTGTTCCGGCACGCTCAAAATTTTTAAGATATGCTGATGCCAGATATTCCGGAGTTTCTGTACTCGCTTTAAATTGAGCCCAGGTTAATTTGTATGTTTCCACTGATAACCATTCTCCCGATGACTCCGTCAACTGATCTATCCAATATAACTGTCCAATTCCATCGCCAATCTCGTATCCATTAGCTGTTGCCCAGTTAGTATACTTTGACGCCGGAGTCCACTGCACCAATCCATAGCCACCGGAATAGTTGCCCTCTTTAAGGCTTTGCCACAATCCAGGATTAATGGTTGATTCTCTCTGCATATTTCCAAGCAATCCTGAGATTGCATTGAGAGTCCAGCCTTTATCACTTAGATATGTATAAATTTCTTTGGCATTGCTTTCCATCTCTCCCTGCGACAAATATTTATTATTACTAATCATGGATAAACACCCTCTTTCGATTTTCCTCCTACGAGTATGCCTCCGACATAATCCTCATAAGTTCCATCAGAATACTCTACTGTTCCGGTAAATCCGTTATAGCCGTTTACACCGAATGACTGGCAATCAACATATACCTCGCCAGTCTTAAACATTCTAAATAATGCATTTTCAGTACCGATTTTAAAAATTTCATTACTTACTGCAAAAATTCTCCCGACAGTATTACCACTTTTGTCCATGATCTTCATCTCACCATCTGAGATCTCTGCTCTTCGGCCAAATTCATCACTTCCGCAAGTGTATCTTCCATTAGTGAGGATTCCATCTTTATCGAGAGTGGTCATCACCGCACCAGAACCATTCAGGATTTTCATAATCCCTGCCTTATTATCACGGCCTCCTAATGTAAGTGTCCCTCCATAGATACGATCAGCAAGCATTGTCCCAGCAATTATGTAATCAGCAAAAAATCCCTGTCCTGTTCCGAATGTGCTCCAGATCCAGTCTTTTCCATCTGATGTACGTTTTGATGCGATTTCAAATCCCATAGAGCCAAGACACATAGCTCCGAACGTAGGTGAATCAGGGTTTAAATCCTCAAAAAGCATGGCTCGTACATCCTGCTTTTGAGCTACATCACGTAGTGCATGAAACTGTGTTTTTACTGCATCCAGTATTCCCTGCACCTGAGAGCCGATCACAGATCCATCTTCTCTGATTGCGCTCTCAATTCGGTTATTAATACTGACCTGATTTGATATGTAATCAAATTGATAATCGCCCAGCGATACAGATAATATGCGGTCATTCACACAATCCCACTCTAATTCCGTAACTCTTGCATCTGTAACTATATCAAGATTATTGTTTCTACAATGTACGGTATCACCAAGAGACACTTCTACAAGCCCCTTGACATCGGCATACAGCTCTGTATCCTCAATCATTACCATATCCACAGATATAGTTACTTGAGGCTTGTCTGCCCCCGCTTCCCACTGTTCCTGACAGCGTTTTCTAAGTGCAGCCTCCAGTTGTGCCGGTGTATCGCATATGATCACACCTTTCGATTCATCATCTTCCTGTGCATCAGCTCTCATTTTTACATCTTCAAATTTCATTGTTGAATATTTGACTGTTGGATATTTGTCTATAAGAGGGGAATCAACCCAAGGAGCATCCCCATCTATCTGATATCCGTTATATGCCTGTGGAATGATCCGGGTAACCACATTTCTTAGGTCAACCTCCTCTTTCATTCCGTTCTCAGCAATGTTTTTTCCGTAAAGGATCTCAACACCTCTGTCGCTGCCAGCATGACGATTTATTATCGCTTTGTAATTATCATATACGATTTCACCGCCCCATCTCTTAACAAAAGAATTCTCATCGTCACCATTGATTGCTTCGATGAGATTTTTATTTTGGTAATATGCAGTTCCAGTCGATGTAATATCTGTTTCGGCTGTATACTTTTTATTCGGTGCAGTCATGATATCAAGAGCCTGCTGCCCTGTTTTGTCAGTTGGACGGACATCCAAAAGGAAACAATCATCTGCCGCATCCATAAATATAGGCTGCAGATCAGCAGATATTCCTGAATCACTTTTTTCCTTATGAGTTATTCTGAAAAGCTGCTCTCCATTAAAGGAAGGCATCTTAACAACTGCTCCCTCTTTAATATACTTCCAGCGGTCTTCTGAATCCTTTGGATGTTCAAGCGTTACCTCCCATATTCCATTCAATACGGCATGAACGGATGCACTTGAAGGAAATAATGACATATCTCCGTTCTGATCAAAGTTTGTATTTTCAATGTTATATATCTGGATCATAAGCACCTCCAATTAGGTATCACTTTCAGATTTCCTCCGTAAAATTCAATCTTGTTGTTTCCCGGCTGTAGATACATATCTTCATAATTTCCTGACACTTTGGTATTATTCAAAGTACCATCCTCGCGATACGCGATCATCCGATCTGTATCTATGGTCAGATTTTGACCAACATTAGCAGTCATCGTTTTTCCATTGATCTTAAGCGTACACATACCTTCTGCTGCGATCTTATATGTCGGATGACACTCTATATAAGGATTCCAGCAAACATCTTCTATGTCATATTCCATTGCACCATCTACGGAATATTGGAGCCCATCCAGTGTGTGAAATATCGCTGTAAAATTGCCTATCCGCTCAGATGTCCTCTCATTATCATCTAATTCAACATAGGTTATTTTATAAAAAAAGCCTGCATCATCAGATATAATAAGTTTTGCATTTCTTTCTGACAGCCACTGTTTTGCCATTCTCCAGCGATCATTCCACCTGTCTACTGCTCCGATATAATTAAATGGTATCTTTATTGGTGTTGCTGCATATGTACCATTAAACTTGTATATGGTTCCATCCCGCCCTGATAGTTTTACCTCTTCCATATTCGGCTGAGCGGCAGGAATAGATATCAACTCCCGGGCAAAAATCTGAAGCGAAGAGCCTCTTATGTCATTGTATTGTATGTCCTGCATTATTTTCCTTTCGCCCCCTGTGTTGCTAATGTCTTATTTGCCATCTGCTTAAGAACGAGATTTGTAAGTAATGTGATCGACTTCTTATCTCCAATATAAATGTTATTCTCCGCAGTCATTGATATTGATTTGAATGCTTCAACGATCATTGCGGCCAATGTTGCATTATTTGCATCATTTTCTTCTCTGATGTAGTCCTTTAACAGTTTAATTGGAAGTACCGCCTCTTTTCCAGCCTCTCCCCCTCCCATCAGGGAATCTCCATTTGCACCAAATATGGTCGGACTATTCAGGATTCCTCCGTTCGCATACCAATCCACGGAAAATTTAGGTACCTTAAGTGGGGAAAGTGACCACTCTCCACTCGCTTTAAAATGAGGCAACTTTATTTTTGGTAATTTCCAATCGAAATCGAAGAATCCTTTAATCTTATCAATAGCTCCCTTGATAAAATCGGCTACAGCTCCGAATATGGCATTTACACCATCCCTGAACCATTCGCACTTATTATAAAGTGTCACAAAAATAGCTATAAGTGCTGCAACTGCCGCAATAATTATAAGTATTGGATTAGCGACCATGACTGCATTTACTGCTGCAAAACCAGTTTTTATAGGTCCCAATACAGGTGCAATTTTAGATATAATGCCAATTAGTGATGAAACCCCTCCTGCTACCTTGCTTATGATAGAAAACACAGGGCCAACTGCTGCCACTACCAATACGCATCCGGCAATCAATCTCTGTCCTTCCGGGGAGAGCTGATTAAACTCTTCAATCAATCCGGCAACCAATTCTGTAATTTTGGTAATCAGCGGTGCAACTGTATCCGCAAGCTCAGCTGTTGCCTGTTGGAAATCTGCTGTTGCCTTATTTCCGTCTACCAAATTCTTATTGTTTTCCTGCCATTTTTTTCCTGCATCTACGAGACCCTGATTCGCCATTTCCTGCATGACCAGGTTTACTCTCTCACTTTCGCTTCCGCAAGCTGCAAGCTTTTCATTAAATGCATCCTCTGAAGTTCCCGCCCAATTGAGCATATCCGCAAAAGTCCCCGTAACAGTACTTGTTTTCACAGTCTCATTGATTGATTCTGCAAGTCCATCAATGGGAATACTATCCCCGTAAGTTGCCCATGCACCAATCGTCCCCTCAATTACCGTGCTTAATTCTTCTTGTGACAAACCTAACGCCTGAAGATTGGCCGTAGTTGTTGCAGCTGTCTGATCATCTGCAAGCACACCATATAAGGTTCTATAACTTTCCGCTGTTTGTTCTGCTGTGTACCCTGCATTTTGGCTCGACACCTCAAGCGATCCCATAATTTTACGATATTCTGCTGTTGCAGGTACTGTAGCTGCTGTTGCCGCTACTATGCCTGCTGCCGCCGTTGATATTCCACTAAACTTATCCCCTGTCTCTTTTGCTTTATTTCCAAAAGCCTGTACTTTTTCAGCATAACCTTCCGTTACAGCTGCTCCGCTTTTCAGCTTTTGCTCAACATCTTCCAGCTTACTTTTGTAACCATTAAGTTTTGTAGTAGTTTCATTTATCTCGTTCTTTTTGTCCTGAATTGCTTTTTCATCTTTATTTTCAGCAGATTTAAGAATATCCAATTGTTTTTTTAATGATTCAAGTATTCTTTCGTAATTCTCTGTTTGATTTGAAAGATACTTCTGTTCATCTTTATATTTTACAATCGACTTTATATGATCGTCATATTTCGATTTAAGAGCTTCGATTTCAATCTCATTCGCCTTAATTTTATCTGTAGACTCTGCAATTTTATCAGATAATTTCCTAATTTGTTCCTTACTTTCTGCTGCCCCGCTCTCAAGTTCTTCTGTTACTTCAGCAAGGCCTTTCTGATATTTTGTTAAACTAATCTGTGCGCTTGTAAGCTGGTTCTGCTTCTTTCGGACTGCATCCTCATTTCTGTTTTCTGCAGATTTCATTTCTTCAAGCTCACGCTTCAGAATTTCCACCTTATCAGAATAAACGTCCGTCTGTTTTGCCAGATATTCCTGACGGTCTTTTAACTTTTCAACTGCAGTAGTGCTGTCATCCCATGCCGCTTTTGCAAGTTTAAACGAATTACTATTTTCCTGAACGGCTGTATTTACCTGCTGCATCGTCTTTTGAAAGTCTGCTGCACCATCTGCCTTAAACACTAATCCAACTCTCTTCAGTTCATCCGCCATATAACGTTCTCACCATCCTCGCTTTCTTCTCACAGAATATCTCGTATTGTTCGCAAAAAAAGACGGGACATGAATGGAAGAACTCGTCCTCTGTCATTCCCATCTCTCTCGCATCAACCATATATTCAGCCCAATTTATCTCGAGCTGAATGCTTTCATCTGTGCTTTCGATTCCTCTTTTTTTTTAATTTTGTCAACTTCTTTCTGATAAGCCTCTACAACTTCAAGAAGTTCTGTTGGATCCGGTGGCACAAGCTGAAGTGCTTCATCAAATGTCACTTTTCTCCCATTGCTTCTTACCATTGCATAGATAAGCTTCGCTGCAAAATTCATCTTGTCGCTGTCTGTTGCTTTTCCAATCTTTTCAAGTTTGTCTATTCTCCGTCCAAGCTTTGAACCACCTATCTGATCAAGATAATAAATAGTTCCAAAATTCATTTTGGCTTCTATTACCGTTCCATCAGTCAATCTTATCATCTTACCTTTATTCATCTAATCAGACCTTTCCACTCACTTTCCCAACTGCTACCACAAGATCATCTTTTGTAAGTACCGGCTTACTAAAGAATTTTTCCTCTGTGAGTCCTTCCGGTGCAGATGCACTCTCTACCCTTGCAACAATGTCTCCATCCTCATTGAATGGATATGCTTTGATTTTGATTGTATCTGTCTGCTCGTTTGCCTTCTCCTCAGATGTTGATATATCATCAGAGTTCTCACTTAGCTTGCACTTCGGATACCAGTCGTATCTATATCCGCCTTTTCTTAATTTGACCACCTTACCATAAGCAAAATATGGTCGTGGTCTGTTTCCACCTGAAAGAATAAGACCATCCGCATCAACATTGTCACCACGTAATTTTGCAAGTGTATCAGCTGGGAAAGCAACGACTTCAACTTCAATATCCGTTGATGTCGTGGAGATATCGCTGTCATATACTGTACCTGAAGCATATGTATCAGAAGCCTCTCCATTTTCCGTGACTTTTACACTTTTAACTACTTCTGTCTTCTCCACCTCTTCCGCAAATGTGGATGTCCACCTGCCATCTGTATCCATTGTATTGAAGCACAGATACTGAGCTCCTACAGTCTCCTTCATTGGTGGTCGCTTAGTTTTAATTGCCATAATTGCCTCCTGTTTTATAAATCCAATGCTGCTATCATTTTTTTATAGTATCTTTCTTTGTTCTGTTCAAATAATGGTTTCAAGTGAGCTTTGGCGCTCATTTTTTTCGTGCCATGTTCAAGCATCGGTCCGTAATACTTGCCCCATCCCACATCTATTCCTGTCTTATCACGCTTATAACTAAATGAGTCAACCAGATGTGTATATCCCGGAGCTGTGACCTTTCTTCTTGGCTTTGGCAGGCGCAACAGATCGTTAACAAACTCCTTTGCTCCCTCCTCTATTGCATCCAGAGCGCTTTTTTCGTCCACTTTTGAAAGATAGCTTCCAAGCATATCCTGAAATTCTTCCATTCCGGAATCTTCAAATGTAATATCATTCATTCATTGTCTCCAGCGAGAAATACGAGTGCCAAATTTTATCGTCTGTAATAAATTCATGCAGGATAGTTGGGTGTAGTCCCTTTTTGCGCATCATATCTCTCAGCATTATCAGCTTTTCATTTCTTGGTGTGCGAGAATAAAAGCTCACCTGCCATGTGATTTTATCTTCATAGTTGTCACCTGATGCCATCACATCATCCCATGCTATTTCCCAATAATCAATTCTCGGAAACTTCTTTCCATTATCAAGATCAGATATTCCTTCATTGACCGGACAGCCAGTGGCATGTAACATCTTACTGAGTTCCTGTTTCGTCATCATATACCTCCCTGTCATATGCCGGAGTCTTAAGTGTCAGTTCTGTTTCTTTGAAACCGTCTTTAGTGGTCACGTGAGCCACATTGTATATCTCATGCTGTGCTCCATCTATTACACAGATACACTTACTGTTGATCTGCTTATACTGTGGAATACTGATTTTCATCGTAACCTCTATTCCATCTGCAGACAGCTTAGCTCGTGTTGTATCAAATACAGAAAGCTCCCTGTACCAGATATGCATCCCGGTAGATCTTACTTTTTCCACCGGAAAGTCTTGTGAACAATCCTCCTCTATCCTGAGAAGTTCCAGCACACCATCTGTATATTCAGGCATTGCCATCCGCTTCCACCTCCGTTTCCATCTGCCACGTTAAAATCATACTTGAATAATTATCCATAAACTCACTGACTCTATGATGATATGCATAATACATGTAATTTTTAAGCAGCATCCTGTATGTCAGATCTGTTGTGATATTGCAGCCGGGATTTAAGCTCCCGACTGTACATTCACCCTCTCTTGCAAGATTTGCAAGCTGACTGTCTTCGTAATATGGCGGAATCTGGAATTCTGCCCTCATCTCTGATACCAGTGCTGTCAGTTCTGTGTTCTCCATATTACTGCCTCTCTTTTATTATTCCTGTCCAGCCTGAACGATTGTAGCCTGTGTTACAGGGAGCACATACTCCTTCAGCTTAGTTACATCAAAGATAACTGCAACATTATCATCAACCGCACGACCGTTTGCATAGCATGATGCAATAATGAGATCTGCATTTTCAATAGCCTTTGTCTGGTCATACTCATTGACTCTCACACCTGTTGTTCCCATAGTGTAGTATCCTGCAATTGTAAATGCAGCCTTACCCTTCGGACAATTTGCATCTACGATTTTCTCGATGTCAATGAATGACTTGTTGACATAGCCGCCTGTCAGAGCCTCTCCATACATGCATGGATCCACATATTCTGCCTCGTCTGACGGATTACAGATAAGATACAGCTTGTCTACAACACGCTTACCATTATTGGTAAGAGTCTTTCTCACATCTGAAAGTCCTTTAGGGCTGAATTTTGTGATGTTTGTCACAACCGTCTTAGCCTTGTTGGTACCATCGCTGTTGGATGTTCCAATCTGGCGGAAAATACCAATCGGTCCTGTCTTTCCATCTCCATCAAGATATCCCTTTACAAGACCATCCTGCATAGCTTCAGACAGAATTGCCATAAAATAACGGTCAACAAACTCAAGCGAAAGCTCTCTGATTGCCTTTGGAATAACTAAGTAAGCGGTGAGCATGTGAAGGTCAATGTTAAGTGCTGAAATCTCTGTGCTCAGCTCACCCTTAACTGAGTCTGTAAGAGCTCCCCATACTGCTGCACCTGTATGTGATGCAACGATCCACTTCTTGACATTGGCAGGTGCCATGTTGACAAGATTAAGGATTGGTGATGCTTTCTTGACATCATCAAGTGTTCTGTCAATGATTTCAGTCGGAATGATATCAATCTGATTGGCCGTGATTGACTGCTTGATATCCTTGAAGCCTTCATAGAATTTCTTTTCTTCCTGTGAAAGATTCCTGAGTCCAAGCTGCTTCTTGAAGTCGGCATCATGGCTGGCTCTTTCTGCCTCAGCAACAACCTGATTTACTAAGTCCTCATGCGCTGCCTCCTGGATCATCTCAATAGACTGCATGATAGCTTCAGCTTTCTTCTCTGCCGGAGCATCATTGAGTAACTGCATTACTTTTTCCTGAACTTCTTTGTTGATAGATTCAATCTTCATTGTTTTCCTCCTTAATTGAAAAATGAGCCCCAATCGTTGCTCTTAGGTTTATCTGCTTCTTTATGTGTCAACTGATAAAATTCAGCTAACTGCCTCTCATGTTCGCTCTTGTTACAGAGCTGTTTCTTCAGCGCCTCATTCTCTTTAAGCACCTGCTGCAAAGTGGAATTATCCGGATTTTCCGGTTTATCAAGATTTTCCAGTCCAATTTCATCGATGAAACCATACTCTAATGCCTTCTGTGGTGACAATGTGGTCTCCTTGTGCATCATTTCACGGACTTCATCCTCTGAAATCTTTGCACGCTGCATAAATAAAGCTATGCAGCTCTCCATTGCAACATCCAGATTATCTGCCTCTGCCCTTAAATCTGCTGCATTTCCTGTTACTGTTTCCCACATATCATGAATAATGGCCGTGGTGCCCTGTCCCATTATTCGTTTGTCACACGCCTGTAAAATTGTGAATGCAATAGAATGACACACTCCCATTACTATTCCGGTCTTGTATGAACCATGCTGCTTGAGCATATTATAAATCGCAGTGCCCTGATCAACGCTTCCGCCGTTCGAATTAAAGTAAATCTTAATCTCATCTGTCTCCGGAATGGCGTCCAAAAGTTCTTTAAAATGCTTTGCAGATGTTTCAGAATCTTCATACTGCCATGTTTCCCAGTTAAAAGGACCTGTCTTTTTGATTTCGTCATATATGTAAATTTCATGAACATTGTCCTGCTGCTGGAATCTGTAAATTACATTTTCGTTCTTCATAATTCTGTTCCTTTCTCTTGATTACTGTTTAACGGACAGCTCCGAGATATCCGGATCACCTCCATCTAATCACTTTTAATTGATGTGCCATTGTCACCCTCCTCTCCATAATTTTTAGTCAATGCTCTTGCATTAGAGAACTCAGTGTTAAGCAAAGGATATCCCACCATTGCTCTGATTTCGTCATACGAGAAGCCGATTCCACGAAGCTTATCAAGATTAACTGCACTATCCACCACATCCACATGTTTAAAGCGTGCCAACCATACCATTACCTTTTCATTTTTCCTGCTGTAATCATCTTTACCGACTATGTAGGCAGTCAGCGTATCGTTTATGACTTCCGCAACCGGGCCGACAGCATAGGTGATAAATTCATTAGTGGCATCTGACTGCTCTGTGATATTGCCATTAAATACTGCTTCCGGAATGTCAAAGGCATTGGCTGCTTCGTTGTTTATGGCCAAGGCAACCTTGGCAAGCTCCTCCGCTTTTGCGCTCGCATTTATCTGTATATTTTCAAGTGAGACACCTTCCGACTCTGTCATTACCGTTATATCTTCGCTCTCAAGCAGTCTCTTGATTTTCTCAGCATACATGTCCTTGGTGACTATCTTGTCAGTTCCATCAGCCTGCTTTTCCCTGAAGGACTGTGCTGCACCCAGCTTCAGTTTAAATTTTGGCTGATTTGATAGACGAATCATGTAATTAATTGCATTGAGCGTATTGTTGTATTGATTCACAACGGACTCCAGATACACTCTTATCTTTGCATTGTCGTACCGTAAGTGGATCACCTCTGATGACATAAATTTTTTGTATAAACCATACTGTTCTCCCGCACATTCAATCGTTATGTTGCTATATATGCGCTCTGACAGCACACTGTTTGACACTTGCCATGCAGACGCTTTGTAATATTTGCCGTTCATCGGTATGATAAGCGCTTCCTGTGTCCATAACAGTTCTCTTATAATCCTTGTCCAGAAATAAGTGCCACACTCATTGTCATTTGGCATTACATTGAGTCTGTACTCTATACTGCTTTTCTGTGTGCTGTCTGTCTGAACTATTATGTCCGACTTTGCAATTGCTCTTGCAATCATCATCACAGCTTTTTCAATTGCCAGTTTTGACAGATTAAGCTTTTCCAAGTCAAGCGCAATAACCTCTGCCATAGACTGCATCTCTTTATTCTTTTTTTGAAACAGAAAATCAAACACTGCTGCCTCCTAAATGTATATTATTTGAACCTCCAGCTCATCTTTGCAGAACATTGCAACATCAAAAGCCATGAACCCATCATTTTTCCTGAGCTTCGGTTCTACCTTTCCAAACATCTTATTGCCAAATTTATCTTCGGTAACACTTGTGTTGTTGGTGTACCAACGCATTATCGCTGATGCTCCAAAGTTAATCATGCCCTGACTGAACATAGACTGAATAAAAGGTGCAATTATTCCGGTTGCTGATGTAATCTTTCGTATCAGCCGAACTACACCGTTCGGATTCTTACGATCCTCAATCGTAAGGCCCCGTTCCTCGAATGCCATCTTAAACAGAGTGTAACGGTATGTATCCATTGCTATCTTCTTGACATCATATTCGGCACATCTTTCCATGCACCAATCAACTATGCTATTCACATCGATTACAGGTCCCGGTACCACCTCGAAATCACTAAATTCGGTCTGCCCTATGTTCTTAAGCGGGAACTTGATGGAGTCTAAAAAAGGCGATTCCGCACAAATCCATGTGTGCTGTCGCCATATATATTCTCCTGATTCAGTTTTTGTCAAAACTCCCGCCGATGCAAAGTCCCTTATGTCAGCATAATCGATTCCAATTACAGCCGGCTGCCCTTTTGTATCGATTGTCATTCTTGGCTTTTTCAGTTCTAATTCCTCTGTCGTACTGCCCTCATAACATGCACGCAGTACATTCAGCCATGTTGTGACCGTTTCCTCTTCCTTTCGTGCCGATCTGTCCATACGCTTAGTGATAAATTCCGGTCTCTTTGACGGTATCTTTTTCATTTCAAGATAATCGTGCATTATCTGATTGGCCAGAATCGGCATATACTCCATTGATGGGTTGGCTTTGTGCCATGCATCAGGAATATCAACCTCTTTCATGCTGTCAATTTCGCAGATGAATGGATAATATCCCAGTGGATTTTCACCGGTCTCAAGGATTTCAGCACACATTGATGAAATCTCATCCAACGGACCGTCTCTGACGTAGCCGTCTGTGGTGATAATAAACTCTCTGGAATGTTTAACTTTTCCGAATGAAGACTCAAACACATTTATCTGATCATAATTCTCGTAAGCATGAATCTCATTGAGCACCAGGCATCCGGTTCGCTTGCCGTCTTTGGTTTTGGCATTTGAAGTGTTATATTTCATTTCAGAGCCTGTTGCAAGATTCGTAATCAGCTCCTTTGTTACTGAAAATTTTCCTTTGAACTTTGCATTTTCATGTAGCATGTCATAGGCAACCTTGAAAGTGTCCTTGACCTGATCTTCTGAGTTGGCCACAATCTCAACATGATAATTTCTGACACCATACAGAGGTGTCTGCATAAAATTTACCAAGGGAACAATGAAGCCGTCCTTTCCATTTCCACGTCCTTCTTTGATGAAAAACTTTGGGAATACCGGAATATCGTCTTTGTACATGAATACAAACGCGTATATAAACTTCTGGTATGGAAATAGCTCATAATAATTTACTTTGCAGTATTCGAGACAATTCTCATAGGTCTCTTTATCGAAAAAAATATCATTCCGCTTAAGTAATGGCTTTACAATGTTCTTGATAAGCTGTTTTCGCTTTTTATTTATCCACTTCGGATGTTCTTTGACATATTTGAGATAATCATCAATTTCCTTACAGATAACCATCTGTTGCTTTTTCCGGTTCAGGTACCGGATCCTTGAGTCTCAAATCCGCTAAAATCTTGAGCATAGTTGCTGTTGTTTTTTGCAGATTGACAACAGAATCATTTGTTTTCTCTACTTCAACTCCGTTTCCGTTAATAGTCTTGTATCTGAGCCCTTTGGACTTGATGTCACTAATCAGCTTCTTTTTCAGTGACCAGTAATATACATAATCGTCAATCATGTCTTTGTAAAACTCCGCATTCATTCCCCGAAGCTCCAACTGCTTGACCAGAGAATCTCTTATTTCCGTTTTTGTCAATCCGCTCACCTCCCTTTTTCTCAAAATATGTCTGTTTTTTGTGTATAATTTGCATATTTTTTAACGGTTTTCATTAAAAAAATAACTGTATTTTTGTGTTCTTCAAAAAAATTCTTCTTAAAGTAATTTTTGAAATTGGTACCCCTTGCCCTTTTCACGCGAGATTTCAAAATTTTTCCGGAGTCATGGGCCACACGGGGTTCGCCATTCAAGATAATTTCGCAAAAATTGACCGGGGGGTATTACCAACGTTCCCGGCTCACAAGTTTCTTTTTTCTTTTGAACTTGTGAGGCACTCTGCCATGTCTGATGTTGTGGCAACGAACGCACAGACTAATAAGATTGTCATTGTCCAGTGCAAGCTCCGGATGCTCCTTCAGTTCCTGTATGTGATGTACCTGATTCGCCCTTGCTATCTTCTTTTCTTTCTCCGGCAGCCATTTTCCTTCTGCCACAGCCTTTTGGATTCTTGCCCTGCAGTCCTGACACTCAAAGCGATCCCGCTTTAATATCTCTATTCTTTTGATTTGCCATGCCTTACTGTCATAAAACTTCTTTGCTTCTGTATCTGTCATAGTTCTAAAAGAAAAAGGACCGGCCCTTTTGCCAATCCTTTATGCTTACACTATATCACACATCAAACGGACAAAACGGACAACTTTATTTATTTTCTCTTTGAGACTGCTGCAGATATCTGTCATGTTGCTTTCGCGCGCTCTCGGCAGTAATGCCAATCTTCTGTGCCACTGTGTTCCAAGAATAGCACCTGACATGACGATACAGCATAATCTGCCGTACGACTGTATCGTCTATTGAGATAATCCATGAGATAATTCTGTCCTGCTGCTGATTGAGCTTTCTCTTCTTGGTTTCAATCAGCTCTCTTACACTCACAGCCTTAATTGCCAAGTCTGCCATCGGGTCACTGCTTCCAGTGCCCGGAGTGAATGGCAAGCCTGTAATCTGCATTGCTTTTCCTTCTGCTTTGCTTTCAATCAGCTCCAGTTGTTCTTCCCACATCTTGATTTCTTTTTTGATATAATATACGCTTGTTAATTCTTTCTTCGTCATTTGTCACTCCTCAATTCCGAACCATGCGAGCATAGATATAAAATGCTGCATTGATACCGTTGTACTTGACCTCTGCATCTATGAACTTATAGCCCGGATATGCTTTGGTGAGCTCCGTCTCTAATACTGTGTGGTCTTTGGCCATTCTCTCAACACGGCGCTTCTTGAACTTGCTGTAGCTCTTTGTCGGTTCCGGTGGCTTCTTTAGGCTCCTTGAACTCACCCACCGCTTGGTACCGTGTGGATTTCTTGATATATATTCTCCTAAACCTGTGATGAGGAAGTCATCATCAGGTGATATTCTTCGTGTATTTGGTCTGTCGCATTTGTTCCACAGAGATTCCAGCTCATCTCTGTCAATGCCGTCTCCGGTCATGAGAATGTGGAAATGTGGTCTCACATATCCATCAAATGCGAGCACGTATATGTACTTGATGTTTCCAAGTCCTTTTCTTTTTCTTCGGTAATTTATTTTCGCTATAAAATTTTTGATATCTTTTCTGGCCCTCTCTTCGTCTGCCGGAAGCTTGTCATCATTCCACCCGAACGTGCACCACAGATCACCTTTTCCAAAGTTGATATTCGCAAGTCTTATCAGATACCGCCTTGCATTTTTATCATTCAGATTTCTTTGAGCTTTGCTTGATGGTCTCTTCTTGGTCTTTGGCATGTCACTGAGCCTTGGGTAGCTTGGGTATATCCGGGCTTCAAGGAGAGTGGTCTGTGACTTTATGTTGGTGCACTTCGTGGTGGCTGTTCTGTACAGACAGTTTACCTTGCCCTCTTTGAGAAGCTTCTCAAGCCTCTCCTCCTCGATGTCATCTATGTATTTTTTGAAAGCCTCTTCGTAGTCGTAATTGTCGTATTTTCTCATACTGTGTACTCTTAAATATTAAAATCCCTCACATGTTAATACCCATTACGAGGACGGTAAAGAATTTTTACCTACTATATTATGGGTTTACTGCTGCCTCTGTGCCGCTCTCATCTTTCTATTATATTCGGCCTGATACAGCAGCTTTTTGTCTGTTGTCAGAACGACTCGTTTAAGAGTTGTCTCATACTTTTTTAATTTTTCGCACGTCTGTTCCCATTCTTTCCATGTTTCTTTTTTCACGCTATCTTTTTTCATGATTTTTCCTTTCCTCTATATATGTAGAGACACAGCCTGCTTGTGCAAGCTGTGTATACATGTCTTATAGTATTTACAGGCCGGTGTGCAGTCGATAGAATCAAATTCACACTTTTTGGGTTTTATTGGTTTCAAGTCACTCAATGTTCTGCTTTTCAACTGCTGCCTCCTTCGGCTCATATCCCATGCACTTTATCGGTCGGCTTGGTTTGCCGCATTTCTCATAATATTTACAATTCTGACATTCATTTCTGTTCATTGTGTTTCGTCCTATTTGGTTTTGTACTGATGCAAGCGATATATATCTAATTTTGTCCATCTTGGTGGGTTCAGTTCTTCCGAATACCATTCAATCATATTGGGGTAGTTTCTTTTGCTCCAGTTCTTGTACCATTTGTAAAGTGCGTACCATGCCATGCTACTTTTCCTTTTCTTTCTGAAGCTTATCGTATTCCCTAAGCAATAACAGCCCTATTACAAACTCTGTTGTTCCAATCATAGTGAACGTTAAGAGCATCCCATATACTATTAAATCTATTCCTGACATATTATTCTCCTATTCTGCTTCTGACCGAAGCCATTCTTCCCACTTGCTGTGTTCTTCTTTGCTCGGAAATTCATGTTCCATCCGCTGATAATCTGATTCTACTCTGCAAAGAAACTCTGCTAACTCTTCATCCGGCATATTCCTTATCCTGCCGGCATTTGTCTGTCTCTTTTTTGCATTTGAGGTTCCTACCAGATAGTCAACGCTAACACCTAGTGCTTGTGCTATGCTAACTAATATATCGCTTCTAGGTATTCTTTTGCTTCTGATGTAACAAGATATAGCTTGTTTGGTAACACCAACTTTGCTTGCTAATTTTGTTTGCGTAAGACCTTTTTCGTATCTCGCTTGTTCTAATCGAGATACGAAAATCTCTGTTGTTTCATTCATCTTCTCCACCTCGCTTTACGATTTCAATTGCCGTCTGCATCAATCAGTCTCATTCTCTACCTCACTTTTTGTTGCCTCTTCCTCTCTGATATTCACTATGTTCTGACAGCCACAATGTGGGCAGTCGAATGCCTCAAATGTCTTTGATGCTTTTTTCAGACATTCCAGCGATCCTATCTTTTCTTCCGCCAAATATCTATTTTCCTTTATTAATTTGAATCTTTTTCCACATATTTTGCACTTCATATTATTATCCTCCGAGGTAAAGGGAGCTGGGTAAGGGCTCCCTTGTGTATAAATGGCTTACAAATCAGTTCCCGTGATATAAATTAATTCGCATGCCCGGTTTCTTTCGCACTTCTGCAGGTGTTTCAACCTATAGTTCGTAGTGAGGCGTCTCTACCCAGTAGAAATCTACTCCCGAAAGGAGCCTTAAGACCTCAAGCTCCGGCTTGTAGGCGGGACTCGTGAAGCATATCCCGACTGCCATCTCGTCATTACATGACACGAGCCAGTCTCCGTGCACTGCGAAGGTGCTTGGTGGATTTTCGTCATCGCGGCACTTATCTGGGTTGACCATTGCTAAGCGCGCATCGTTGATGAGGCGTGCTCCGCCCGGTGTCTTTACTACTGTCATCATGTTGTCGTTCTGCATGATCTTAATCGGTGAGATTAGTGCTTCCTTTGTATCCTCCGCCATGTCCCATAGGAGTGGCTTTCTTTCCGTTTCAAATTGTGGATCGTGTCCTTGCTGGTATGTCATGAACTCGCCATTTTCCGGTGCAAGGCCGCAGGTTTTGATTACGGTACCTAAAAATTCCTTTGTGATTTTTGTGTTGTCGGCTTCTATTATCCAGCCGGTACCGTTCAGAATGTACATGCCTTTCTCTGTGAGACCGAACTTGACGCCCCACGTTTTGTAATCAGTTTTTAAAATTTTTTCTAGTTTTGCGCAATCTATAAACATTCTGCTCCTCCTATTCCGGCTATATAAAACATGTCCTGATGTAGGATGCATGTATTGAATCCGTGCCTTTTTACTACTGTGAAGTATTTCATTACATTTACAATTTCAAGCGTTTCTTTGCCTGTGGGTTCATCATCCTCACGCCCGCGCTGGTCTGCTCTTATTCTGCGATAATCTACGTTGACGGTTCTCTTGCCCTGCAGGTGGTCTATAACCTGCTGCCTTATCTGCTTAATAGACAAGCCGCCTATCGGTTCTCGTGCTGCCCGGTTTAGGTCCTGCGCGAATACATTGCTTTTACTCATTTTCTGCCTCCTGACTTTGTGGCTTTCCATATCTGTCAACCTTGCCGCTGAGCCATTGTCTGATTTTCCCCGGGAAAATTAAATCTGATGCCAATAAGCGGCCGCTATGGTGCTCCTCTGTCATGTAATCAGCCATTTCCTGCTCTGTGAGGGTGTTCATGTACTCTTTTCTTGTCGTGCATGCTTCTACGACTTCTATCTCCGGCTTTTCATCCTCTGTCTCGGGCTCATTTTCTTCTATACTTGGGGCTTCATTTTCTTCCTTTTCTATGCTCTCAGGCTCTGATTTTTCAAGGATTTGCGGGGATTTTTGCGCCGGCGCAATTTGTTCTCTAGTGCTCTTTTCTCCTGCCTGTTCCTCGGACCTGTCTGCAGGCTCTCTATTATCCTCTCTGCAGTCTGTATCTCCGTCGGTGGAATCATCCTTTTGCTCTTCTCCTGCTCCAGGAGCTGGCTCATTATCTGCCACGCTTCCCGATTCAGTCTCTTTGACCTCATCAGTGCCAGCTTCTCCAACTGCTGCATTGTCATCCTCTGGTTCAGGAGTTTCTGCTGTAGTATGCTCTCCTGTCGACTCATTTTCCTGTGCTTCATCGTCTCCTCCAAAATGGTTCTGCCATGTCCGGGCGCCTGCTGCATCCTCATCAAAGATGGAGCGCATAACCTGGTAGAATTCCCACCATGACATATTTTTTGGCGTGTCTCCAAACTTCTTGATTGTGACGCGATTCTCGTACATCATCATAAAGTAGAGGCCTTTTTTGTACGAGCGGTTTCCTGCAGGATTTACGATTTCCGCAAAGTGGCTCATTGCCTCCTCGTCAAACTCGTTTGAGTACACCTCATTGAGGATATCCTTATTCTCCTCAAAGAATTTCTCTATCAACTGGCTTGTGTCGTCTGCTACACCTACCGTTGGTTCGGTCTTGTTAAATCTCTTTAGCTCTCTTATGTCCTCTCTTGATGCCTCAGGCTGTATCATCTGCCTGTCAGAGTCGGGGAGCTTGAGCATTTCCTCAAGCTGGCTTCTTCCAAGGTCCGTATACTCCGGTCTCAAGTGTTCTGAATATCCGTCAATCGAGTATTCGCGGTTGATGCTCATGAATCGGCTTGTGGTGGATGCCTCAAGCCCATACTCAGCCTTAGCAAATTCTGCTATGCTCTTGTAGCCGTCATTCTCATAAAGTCTTTGGTCGTCAATCTGTCTGAGCGCATATCCTATTCTCACGAAGCTCTGCTTCACTCCTATAAGTTCCTGTCTCAGTTTCTGTTTCATCTGCGTCCAGTCATCTAGGGTCATCTGCACGTATTCCATATATCCTCCTATGCTATAGCCATTACCGGCATATCTGCTGTAGTCGCTGCTGTCCTCAGTGTTCCTGTCACAAGCATTCGTATGTAAGCGTTAAGCCACTTCTGTATGTTCTCCTGGTCAGGCTTCTTATCATGAGCTCCATACCATTGCAGTATGTTCGGCACCTCGGAATCAATCTCGACAGTGACATATTGCATATTTGGTGTATCCTTGAACCTCAGAAAAAGTATGTACGTCTCTCCCCGATTGTGTTTTCCTAAGTAGTTATCTCCTCCGACACAATGATGAAGTACTCGTCCCTCTGTTACTATTTCCTCTGCTGACTTTGCCGGTCTGATGATGTATGTATCATCCTCGTAATAATATTTTTTTCTCAACTTCCTGTAGCTGTGTCGAATGTTCGGGAAGCGCGCCGCAACATCCTTCAAATGCTTGTCCAGTTTTTCCTTATTGACCTCTTCCACCATCTTTTCGTGGGCTTCATCCAGGTCACGTGGAAACTGATATACCGTGTTGGTCAGGTCATAGCCTCTGTCTTCTCTCATGCTTAGGTAGTCAGCGTATGTAGAGGCCATGTGTCTGATTCTGTATACCGACTGACTGCAGCCTCCGTAATCACAGCATGCATATTTCTTTATGCGGTTTAAAAATTTTTGTAATGTCATGTATTTCTCTGCGAGCACGACCTGTGTGTATGTGAGTCCGGTTTCTGCCAGCTGCTGCACCTGTTCATCTGTCCAGTTCTCCATGGCTCTCTTTTCCATCTGCAGAACCCTCAGCAGACCTATATCTCCTTTTTCCTTGATAAGCAGCTTAAGCTTTTCCTTTCTGATGCCGAGAAACTCATCCGGTCTTGTTGCTGTTTCGTCTTTGATGATTCCATACTGGCATTTGACAAGCCTCTCAGCTACTCCTATCAGGTGCATCTTCACAAGCATTTCAAGCTGTGGTGTACGCATGTAGCACTCAAGGTACTCAACCGGATTGCATACGCTCATGAGACTGTTTGTGTATTCCTTCATAGCACTGTATTGAAACATGGTTCCTGTCATCTCACCGTATGTCTCGGGAAGTATTGGCCCGGAATTGATTCTGATGCTTGACAAGCCATATAGATTGCAATCATCCCAAAAGTCTTTTCCTACATACGGATCATGCTTGTTGTAGTCAACCTGCACCTTTTTGCCGGGTTCGAAATATGCCCTTGCCAGTTCAACCCCCGACAGCTTTTCATATGCGTTGTACATTTCATTGCCGTTTTCGCCTGCAATGAAGCCGAGTGTCCACTCTTTCTCTACTTGTATGTATCTCATAACAAAACCATTGTCCTTATATTTCTGGCCAAGAAACAGATACCGGGTTTTTCTGATGCTGCCTTTTACTTTTCCTTTGCACTTGTACTGTCCGCGTGCACCACACATAGGACATGTGCCGAAGCTGTTCTCTCGCGGCTCTTCTATGTTTCTCTCAAACTGGTCCTCGTATGCTCCACTGCTTTTCCATCTTGCAGTGGTCACACCGCCACACTTACTGCAGGCTATGTCAGCCCGGCTTCCATGCTTCTTGTAATATAGAAAGTGCTCATCATGGAAATACGCGTGATCAGCTCTGTACAGTATTGCTTTTTCAGGTAGTGCCTTGGTGTTTGCCTGTCTGTCCTTCAGTGCTTCCTGGCGTCTCTTGCGCTCTCGCTCTACTCGGTTTATCCTTTCTGTTGATGTGATGTCGGCCTCGTATCTTGATATGTGCTCCCACCACCAAGAAGCATCGAAAAGCTTGGTGCCGCAAAAGTTCTTTATCCTCTCAAGGTCTTCCGGGCTCTGCAGGATATTTTCATCTGTCAGGGTTCCCCCGGTGTATGTTTCCATCCATATTGGTCTGTAATATGAAACCTGCTGGCGCGTCCATATATTTTTGTCCGGCCAGTACGTTCCGAAGTCCTTCTTGGTAAGTGTGATTCTCACCACAGGAATCTTTTTTGACTCCTTTTTATTTTCGTACACCTCAAGGAGCAGGTGCTTTTTATGTCCTATGATCTTGACTGCAGTAACTCCAATGTACTTCACAGATTTTTTTCTGCTTATCTTCTGTAGTCCTAGGTATGGTATTGTTTCTATTGTCTTTTCTTTCATCTGTAGCGCCTACTTTCCCATGTAGTAGTCTGTGATTATCTTCTTGGCTCTTGCCATACCCGGTATGCCGAGTGTGACTTTGCTCGCTGATACGCCTGCTGCCTTGATGATATCCTTGTCCACCGTCTGCTGATTCTTGAAGGACCATGTCAGGATAGCGGCTATACAGCCCTTCAATGTCTTGCCTTTCTTTCTGACATTGTGAGCCAAGAGTTCATTTTCCATACACTGGCCTCTTAGGTACTCCACCCAGTCTTCCATGATTTCCTTTGGCTTAAGCTCTGCCGCCTCGACATCGATCTTGCCGAGTGCCGCCGTGAGCTTATCGCACAACTCAGGGATTTCACCGTTAGTGTACAGGTCTACAAAATCAGCCTGTATTCCATTTTCTTTCGCCACTACCTTGAGGGATTCTATATCACCCTCGTTAAGCAGGTTTTCAGCGAGCTCGTTAATCTCATTAAATGAATCAAATTCTCCAAACTTATCAAACATATGGTTTCTCCTTTAAAAAACTCCATTTATCGTATTTTCGCTCCGTATCTGTAAAATCCGGATAAAACTCATCCAGATATGCTCTGAACATGCCGAGCATCTCTTTGCGTTCTCCACTGCTGCCGTTGTCCATCATATGATGGTGGTACCGGCATCCGACTGCTCCGTTCTGCCTGATGCCAAGTCCCAATGATGAGCGCGGGATATAGTGCATTATGTCCTGCATATTTTTCCCCATCTCATTTGCCGGTGGCATCCTGTAGCCTGCCTGACAGAATATGCACATATAATTGTCACGTTCGCGGATTGCTGTTCTTTCTTTCTGTGAAAATTCTAAGTATTTTGTATATTTTGGCATGTTTTCCTCCTACATCAGCTCCATCATGGCTGCCATGATCTTGCCATCGTCCTTTACCTGCAGCTCTTGAATGAGGTGCAGGTACACTCTCTGTGTTGTCTCCATGCTTGAGTGCCCGAGTCTTTTTGATATGCTCGGCAGTGTAACGCCCTCACTCATGAGAATCGATGCATGTGTATGTCTCAAGCCGTGAACGGATATCTCACGTATGCCTGCCTCTTTACATTTTCTGTGAAGAAAATTGTTGGCTGTTGAGCTGTAGATTCTCGGTCCGAAGTTGAATATTCTTTCGTCCGGATCCATGCCTTTTGTCAGCTTTTCAAAATTGAGTGCCGTGCGGTAGTCCAATAGAATCGATCTTACAGATGATTCGTTTTTTGTCTTGCAAAACTCATTTGTTATCTTGTAATCGAATGCTTTCGTAATGTGTATCTTCAAGTTGTTGAAATCAAAATCGCCCGGTGTGAGTGCCAATGCTTCCTCAAATCTGAGCCCAGTCTTTGCAATCAGCATAATGAACCAGTCCCAGTTGATTTTGTTTCCGGTATCAAGCACTTCAAGCAGCTTTTCCAGTTCCTTCTTGTTCAGGTATTTTGTGCGCTTATGGATGTTTGACAGTTTGCCTTTGATTACTGCCCTGTGAGAGATATCCCTCTCCAGGATCCGTTCATCGTACGCATCTATCAGTGACGCTCGCAGCATATGGTGAAAGTCCTGTACTGTAGTTTTCTCGTGTTCGAGAGCATATCTGTTCAGGATGTTCTGATACTCTGACTTTGTTAATTGTCTCATCGTAACGTCAGGTGCTAATTTTTTCAGCCATCTTAGTGTTGTCTTGTATTTTATGTATGTTACCTCTCGCACGACATCCTTCTTGTATTTTGTCATCCACTCTTCGTAGTAATCTACAAAGAGCTGTTCTCTTTGTTCTTCAAGTGTCATACTGCTGCTCCTTATACATACTTTCTGTGTGCCTGCTCCAGCGCATCCTCAGATATGTCAAGATATATCTGTGTGGTCTCTATATTTTCGTGACCTAATAGCCTAGAGACCTGCTCTATAGGCATTCCCCTGCGCAGAGCGAATGTAGCGCCTGTTCGCCTGAATCTATGTGGATGGCATTTATCAATTCCGCACTTCTCGCCGTAATCTTTGGTTATTTTTTCAAGACTGCCTTTTGATAATCTGGTTGCCTTCCCTCGTCGTGAAACAAAAAGTGCATCGTTCTTATCGGTTCGGCTCTGAAGATAATCTGATAGCGCCACCTGTGCCTTTGCGTTAAGATATACAGTCCTTGTCTTTTCACCTTTTCCAAGCACTTCCATCTTTTCACCTTTGATATCTGATATGTTCATCTGCTCAACCTCGCTGACTCTGCACCATGTTGACAGGAGAACTTCAAGAATAGCTGTGTCACGCTTATCTGTTATAATCTGTCTTAGTTTTTCAATTTCAAGCTCTGTGAATGCGTGCTTTTTTCTCTTTGGCACCTTGATGCTGTCCACTTTGTACATCGGGTCTCTGGTGATGTACTCTTCCTTGGTCATCCATTTGTAAAATGATGCTATCGCGCGGCTGGTGTTTGCGATTGTGACCTTGCTGTTGCCATCTCTTATCTCCTTGGTTGCCAGATACAGCTTGATATCGTCTGATGTGACCTCAATAGGAGATTTGTTGACTCCTTCAAAGAAATTGTTGAGCTGTCCTTTGTAAAAGGCTAACGTGCGTTCTGTCCGCCCTGCCACTTTCTTGTTGATTAAAAACAATCTGATGTACTTTGAGATGTCATCTTCGTGGACTGTGGACAGCTCTGTGCACCGTTCTTCAATCTCGTACTTGCTGAGCAGGATGTATAGCCTGCTTCTGACTTTCTCTGTGTCTATGCTCTCGCCTGTCAGAATACATAGTATTTCTTCCAGAAGCTTATCTCTCATAGCAGTGCCCCCATCTCTGCCGGTGTACGCCACACTCTTTCCTTCGGATAACCCGGCTTGTATGGTTCAGCGAGTGAATCTCCCTGTACCACTGTCGCCCGGATGCCTAAGAGTGAGAGCTGCACGTATGTCATATATACTGCAGTCCAGTCAAGATCCTGCGCTGTGACATGCATATTTCTCTGTGGATTCAGTCCATTGTCTTTCATGAGCTGTGCTACCGCTATAATCATTCCTCCTGCACCACAGGAAGGCTCTGCAACCTCTATGACATTGTCCTGCGACAGCTTCTTTATGTCGTTGGTGTATCCTGCCGCTGCAGTGGCATATGATACGTGATATGGTGTAAAAAACTGGCCGGTGCCCTTGTTTCCGCATCCGGATTTCATGTATACATCCCCGAGCGCATCATCAAATTTCTCGTCGAATGTGAGAGTGACTGCTGCAAGCATGCTTGAGAATGTCATCATTTCATCCTTTGTGTATTTCTTCTGGGTGAGCATGTACTGCTGCTCCCTGTCTTCCCATACCTTGTCATGTATCATCATGCACGCGTTCTGAAGAGATATGGCCGACATCTTCACCCAGTCGGCAAACACCTCATATGGTGAGTGCCTGCCTGACATATTCTCAATACTTTTTATTACAAAATCTCTATGTTGCATGGATTTTTCCTCTTAATGTGTTATAATATTTTTATGGTTTTTCTTTTTATTGTTGTTTTTTTCATGCAAAGTCCGGTCAGAAAATTAGATTTTCCCGACCGGATTTTTTTATGCCTCAATCTGCATGACATATGGTGTATCGCTCTCCATGCGCTCATTCACATCCTGAAGCATGATATCCGTCAGCTCCTTCAATGTCTCAAACATGTTGTCGGTGATGAGTCTCTTATCGTGTCTCTCCTTCACTACACCGATTATGTAGCCGGCTGTGAGTGCAGCTTCCTTTACATCTGCGCTCTCCTCAATCTTTCCGATCATGCCGATGCACTTCTTAAATTCCTTGTATTGTTTCATTCCTGCTGTGTGCTTCTTAAATAATTTCATGGTTTTTCTCTCCTTATGATGCTGCTTTCTGTTCTTTTGCCACCTCTGATGTCATGATTCCGATATCAAGTGGCTTCTCTGCCTTGATGGCAGCGTTTAACTGTTCTGCTGTTTCAATTCCAAGTTTTTTGAGTGCCTCTTTAAGTTTGTTCTCCATAAGTGACCTCCTAATATACCCAAATCCTCATTCCGAGTCTTGGCTTGTCAATCAACTCAATAAATTTCACTCCGAGTGAATCAAAGTCCTCTATCTCATCATGTGCCCTGACTCTTATGCCTTTGTACACAAGCTCGACATCCTCATTCGTGGATCTATACACTTCCATGTAAGATACCGGGCCTATTCTGCTTATTACTTCTTTGAGCTTGAAATCTGCTTTCTCCGTCTTTATCACCTTCCTTTAGCCGGAAATCTTCTTACCAGGTCTCTGGCTGCCATCTGAAATGCCTGTTCTCTCTCGTCTCCTGTGGCTCTGATTATTTCCCGGCCATTCTGCAAAATCCTGATTGTGTGCTCACCGGGTTTTTCTTTCAGTGTCATTGAGAGATGGTGCCGCTTCTGACGAGGCAAATACGCACTATAAAATAGGTCTGTCAGTGTTTTCAATCCTTTTCAATCCCTTCTCTCTTAAATGCTGCGCTATCATAAAATCACAGTTTGGGCTTACATAAATCCTTTATCACATGCTCTATCACGAATTTCTTGCACTCAACCATCTCCTCTTTTGATGGCTGAGTGTTCGTCTTTTGTATGATCCATACAATCAACGCATATTTTGTCCACTTATTTTCAAGCCACCCTATCAAGCAAGTTATCAATGCTATGATGAATATTAGTTTCAATTTTTCTCACGCTCCTTCCTAAATCAGATTTCTCCCCCGGGCTTACCGGAGCACCACACGAAATGGATTTATTATGGTTTACAAGAAGATTTGCTATATGTATGGGTAGTTTTGCGGTGCTCCGGTAAGCCCGGATGTATTCTTTATTTACTCAGCATGCACTTCACCTCTGCCTTAAGCTCAATGAGGCTTGCAAAGTATGCTGCCTCTGCGAGGGCTTTTTCTCTCTTGAGTTTCTGATACTTCTCCTCGTTCCAGTCCTCTCTAGTGTTCATGCAGAATCTGTTATATATTTCCTCTTTTCTGCTGTTTATCTCATCTGCTTTTTCTATTTTCTTGAGGATTTTCTCAAGTCCGAGTGATTCTTCCTTTGTCATGGTTCTTTCCTTTCTCCTCTTATCTCGTCTAATATTTCATGCAGTAATGCGGTCTGGTACATTATTTCCTTTCCTATAACAGAGTCCGGATCTATACATACCGACTTTCTTTTCTTTTTTGCTTTTTCTCTCTTGATTTCATCTCTTTGCATTTCTGCAAACTTCGAAATTTCTTTATAAATTTGATTTCCCATATGGTTTTCTCCCTTCTTTTCCGCTTGTCAAAACTTGCGTTTCCGTAAGTTAATTAGCAAAAAAAATAAATGTTAGCTTCTCTTTTGGTATATCCAAGTTTTTGGCTATCTCTGTTGCTTCTTTAACTGTAAGGGTTTCTCCTTCCACATTATTGATTTTTCTATTTAATGTAGCTGGATTCATGCCAACTTTCTCAGCTAAATTTGCCTGCGTCATGCCTGTTCTCTTTAGTTGAGCTTTCAGCTCCATGACATTTATCATTTCTAGTTGCTCCTTTCTTCTTGCGTTTCCGTAAGTTCTTTGTATTTTCATAATATCACATAATTTTGTATTGTCAATAATTATTTTTTCGTTTCCGTAAGTTTTTCTTGCTTTTCTGCAAAATTTATTATAATATAAGCATGTAAACAATATATAGAGAAAGGTGGTGTTGACTTATAGGTGTGCAAGATATTATCAAGAAACGTCGGCTTGAACTGGAATTAACACTAAAAGATGTCGCAAAGGCTCTAGGTGTGTCCGAGGCTACTGTTTCTAGGTATGAAAGTGGTGAAATTCAGAATATGGGTATAGATAAAATAGAATCTCTTTCATCGGTTCTTAGATGCTCTCCCGGCTATCTTATGGGCTGGAGCAGTGAAACAACTGCTGCAATTAGTAATAATGATAAAGCGATTCTTGATAAGTACCACCAGCTTAATGACAAGGGCAAGCAACGGCTCCTGGAGCGTGCCGATGAACTTATTGAACTTGGTTATGTTACAAAAGGGGACGTACTGAAAGAGGCATAAGGTACTCTGTTGAAGAGAATATTATAAAATTTAAATAAGGAGGCACTTATGGATAAAAAGGAATTTGATGAACGTTTAAATGCATTGTCTGAAAGAGTCTTATCTAAAGCTCTTACACCTGATGAGGAAACAAATTATACCGAATCATTATTTGAATCAATCAGACATGTAAATGAATATGGTCAGGAGTTTTGGTATGCAAGAGAGCTTCAGATTGCTCTTGAATACAAAGAATGGAGAAACTTTTGTAAAGTAATTGATAAAGCAAAAACAGCTTGTGAAAGCAGTGAAAACACTGTATCTGAATGTTTTGTTGACGTCAACAAAACATCACCAATGCCTAACGGTGGATTTAAGACAGTTGACGATATAGCCCTATCCCGTTATGCCTGCTATCTTATAGTGCAGAATGGAGATCCGCGAAAAAAGGTAATCGCACTTGGTCAATCATACTTTGCTGTCAAAACGCGTCAGCAGGAACTTATTGATAACTACGATAATCTCAACGAGGATCAGAAGCGTTTGGCCATCCGCAAAGAAATGAAAGAACATAACAAGCTTCTTGTAGCCGCTGCCAAGGATGCCGGTGTGCAAAGTGGTATTGATTATGCAATATTTCAAAATAGTGGTTACAAGGGGCTTTATGGTGGTATGACCGCTAAGGATATTAAATCTCATAAGCAGTTAGGCAAGAATGATGACATATTAGACTATATGGGTCATGAAGAACTTGCCGCCAATCTCTTCCGTGCAACACAGACAGAGGCAAAGCTCCGCAGAGAGCAGGTAAAAGGCAAAGAAAATGCAAATCAGACTCACTATGCTGTTGGCAAGGAAGTCCGTGATACCATTAAGCGATTAGGTGGCACAATGCCAGAAGACTTACCTACACCAGATAAAAGTATCAAACAGCTCGAGCGTGAACAGAAACTGCTGCAAAAGAAAAAATAA